TCCCGATTTTCAAAACCAGGAAGATGATTGCCGCCACTTCCGAATTGTATCTTCATAACAATGATTCGATGACCGACTTTATTTCTCCGACTCTCGACGAAATCTCGTGATACCTCAACTTTATTTTTACATTTCCGCGCGCAATGGAGCCGGCACCGCCGTTTGCCAGCAGAGCGACATAGGGGATGCCGGACGCCGCCGCCAGGTGAAGCGTGGACGTGTCCCCGGTGATGAGGCACTTCGCCCGGTCGTAGAGGCCCAGCAGGTCGAAAAGGCGCTCCGCATGGACGTGGCGCAGGTCAACCAGGTCAACCGCCCCGACGAGGTGGCGCAGCGCTCCGAGCACCTCCGGCTCGAACCCCATCGGGTTGCTGACGCCTGAAAAGTTGTAAAGCACGACCGGCTTCTTCCAGTGCGCGACGCGGGCGCACAACACCGACTCGCGCTGAAAGTTGCGCCGGTCAAAAACGAGCGGCCATTCGATGAGCTGCTGCCGCGTGAACCCGGCCGCCCGCCATTGGGAAACCTGGTAGGACTCCCACTCCTCGGAGGAGACGACCATGCGGCGTCCCTGATGGTTGAGCACGACCGGAACCTCGTCATCCTTCGGGGGAGGCGGATGATAGCCGGGGCAGTCCCACCACTTGGGGATGACCACCTCGTCGAACCAGTATTCAGCGATCTTTTTTGCGGTGTCCACGTCCCGGAACCAGGAGAAGCCCTCCATCGGCCAGGGCGTGACGTAGCTGCAACCCTCCAGCGTCCCGGCGAATTCATGGCAGGCCATCATCACCGGCCTGACGCCTGTTTCCTGGAAGATGCGAAGCATGGCCGGAAGCATGATCATCACGTCACCGTGCCGCCCCAGCTGGACGAAGCACGGAGGATTTTTTCTGGCCAGGTAGCATCTCATTTTTGTGTCGGCAGCCATGCACACGAATGTCCGCCCGCGGCGGACATTCACTTACGTAAGTTGTTTATCATCAACGGTTGAATTTTCAGTTTGTCCGCCACGGGCGGACATTGTATCCTTGGCTACACCTCGCTCTTTTTTCATCCAGCAGCGGCCTGGAAGTTGTTCCCAAACGTCGACCGGCATCTGGTTTTCGATGTGCGTCATGGGAACGTGGACTTTCAGCTTAAGGGGGCACGCGCAGAGGTCGCAGACTCCGATCTTCTCGTCATGCGGTGTGTTCAGGTTCAGGCCGCGGAACAGACCCAGCCTGTTTCTGATGATATCCGAAACGGCGCGGGAGAACCAGTTGGACAGGTCGCCTGCCCGGTTGAATTCGCAGGAGGAGCAGACGGACGCGCGGGACTCGGCCAGTCCGTGGTCAACCGGGTGCGCGCCGTCTCCGAACCATTCAACCAGGGTGCGCGCTCCGACCGCAAGTGCGGCAGCCGCCGGAGGTCGCACGTCTTCCGGCGGCGGGAATTTTCCCGGCGAATAGTCCCCTGTCCTGACGATGTATTCGTTCCAACCGTTCTTCTCGCAGACGGCGGCGTTGTAGGAGTCCACCCATCGCATGACGCCCTCCAGGTCGTTTGGCCACTTCTTCTCGTAGGCCATCTTAGGGTTGGCCCGGATGACGGCGAGCACCTGGCCGCAGAGGACGTTGAAGGACTGGTAGGGCTGTGCCCTCCACCTGAGTTCCGGCATCTCGAAGGAAAATCCCTGGGGTATCTGCAACTGGCGGTTTTTTATGATGGCTGCCATGCGCGTTGTTATCGCACACCTCAAAACGAATTACAACAACTTTTTGTTGACAAGTCTGCATACACCTGTAGAGTTGCCGCAAATGAGCCAGCCTCAACAATGCCGCTGCTGCAACGGAAGCGGCGTCGAGAAGAACCATGAAGCCATCGGAGCCGCGATGCGGAAGCGCCGGACGGAGGCGGGGCTGTCCCTTCGGAAGGCGGCCAGGCTGGCCGGCATCAGCTTTTCATACCTGTCCCAGCTTGAGCGCGGCGAGCGGCACTGGACGCCGGAGGTTGAGGACAGGTTCCTCAGCGCCATCATGGAGGCCAGGTGAATGTCCCTCAAAACGTCAGCGAGTCCGTCCGACGTCTCAACCCCCATCTTTACCCTCAGGGTGGATTACAGGACACCGAACAATGCGAACGCAAGAAGGCACTGGCGGGGCGTGATGAAGGAGAAGCACCGCGCCCAGGACTGCGTCATTGCCGCTTTACGCTCGTCCGTAAACAGCTTCTCGACGTTGACGCCAAATACGCCGGAGTCAAGGATTTGCTCGACTGCCTTGCGATTGCTGGAGTCATACGCGGCGACAAAGAGGGTGAGGTCACGCTCGAAGTCGGGCAGCGCAAGGCGAACAAAGGCGAGTCCGAGCACACGCTGATTGAGGTTTATGAAGCTTGAAACCACCATCGTCCTGCCGGAGAACGCGGCACCCGGACCGGAGGAGAGGACGGCCCGGACGCTGCCGGAGGCGCTTCAAGCACGGCCTGCCCTCGTGAAGCAGGTGGCCGGGCGGGATCGCGCCACAAAGGGCGGAAAACTTCCTGAACGGAAGAAGAGGCGCAGGGGCGGCAGGCTTTACACGAGTGAAATTTTCCCCATTGACAGGATTCCTCCCCTGATTTAAGGTGCCATCGAAATGCGACAAGCTGCTGCACTTTTTTTGTGTTTTCTGCGCCTCCCAAGGGATGGCCGCAGAGAAGCAGCCGGAGTCGCATCCGCCTTGAGGCCGTCGGGATCAAACCTGGCGGCCTCTTTGTTTCCAAACCGCCAGGACAATGTTCCAGCATGCTCTGGACTCCAAAGAGCCTTCGGACTCGCTTCCGAATAGAGACCCGCCACGACCATGACGACAAGCTCGAAAACGCCCCGCCTGACGCCCAGCACGGAAAACAAAACGGAGTCATCCCCCAATCGCGGGCTTTTAACGGCACCGCAACGCTGAGTCAAGGGCTGATGACAATCCTGGCCGGAAGCTCTCCGAACAAACCAGGACGACGGGTAGATAAGGGCGTGCTATGCCCCGATGACATTCTGCCATTTTTCAACCCCGGACTGCCGTCCATTCTGACCCGCGGAGTCCTCGGCAGCCGGATACAGCTGTCCGATTTTACCGGATAACTTGTTTTTATCTTCCCGAATCCCGGAACGTGATGGTTACGGGTGTGGGTGTCTGCTACCACCTTCACTCAACCGCGCCTCTTTGCCCCGTGGTGGGTGGTGCGGTGACGGTCTTGGGCTTCAAAGAGATTCCTTTGGAGTTTCCATGATGCGGTTCTTTGGCGGCTATCTTCGACTGTGGCTCGTCTATGGTGTCGGATGGTGTCGAAGTGGCGGCAAGCTCCAACGGCGCGGCAAATCGAGCGCGAGCGCCGGCGCGTTTTAACCGCTTCATGGCTGCAACCTCGAAGTCAACCGGCTTTACACGCGGGACACCTCGCCATTCACGCTTTGCAAATTCCAGCTCGAACCATGTGCGGACTGCGAGCGTAACATCGCGCGCCGCCGTCTTTTTATTTCGCGCAATGCTGACAAGCCTTTCCTGCAATCTGTTGGCTGTGAACTGGATGGAATTTGTGAACATCAATTATCGCCGTCAATCATCTGTCATAGTTCAAATTTCGTCAAGCATCATGTAAAACCTATGTGTAATGTGGTTGTTCAACGTGCCGTCCGCTGCCGGTTGCGTTCGCGGCTGTTTGTGGCGCGAACGGAGCCAGCAGGCTTCCGCATGGCAATTCCGCCGTGCGACTGTGAAGGACGGTTAAACATGAACAATGAAAATGGAAATGGAAACGGGGCTGCTGTGATGCAGCCGCAAATCGAGATGTTCGGCGGGCTGTTCAAGGCAGACGGCGAACTGGCGCGGAACACGCTGACAAAGGTGTCCAAGTCCGGCTCGACGCGGGTCGGACTGCTGCCGATGCGCAGCAAGGCTGGCGACTCGCTGGCCAAGCTGTCCGGGTTCACCGGGCCTGCGCTGGAGGCGCACCGCTCGCGGCTTCAGGACGAGATGAAGATGCGGCTGGGCGGCATCGCCGGCGTGTTCGGAGCCTCGTCCGAATGGACGGGTTCGCACCTCTCGCTCAACAGCAAGGGAGACAGGGCGACGCTCGTGTTCATCAAAAAGCAGCACGTGGCGCTGTCAAAGGACGGGGTGCTCTCGACGCTCACCGAGGACGGGCTGATGGCCGAGCTGGACAAGCGGGCCGGTGTCGTGCCCAGGGCGGCTGCACTCGAGGCCTGATGATGGTCACAAACACAGGAACAATGGATGCTCACGCGGCTGGGTTGCCGGTGCTCCCACGCGGGTTCGATTCCCGCCGTGACGTCCAAAATAAAGTGAAACCTTGCATGAATGAATTGAATGATGACTGCTGCATGAACGACTTTTTGTCCTGCAACCGTGCCGCAAACCTTGTCAAACAAGGAAACCAAGCCGGCTTCAACTGGGCTGTCCTGCACAACGGAATGGGATTCCGCTGCGGCTATGTCCGCATCCCGGAAGGCCATCCCTGGTTCGGCATGGATTGCGATTCGATCCATGAGAAAAACTGCCACGTCTCCGTCCATGGCGGACTCACGTTCTCCGGCACATTCGCCGACGGGCACTGGGTCGGGTTCGACTGCGCGCATTACGGAGACAAACAGGACCCGAGCCTGCCATTCACAACCGAAATGAAAACGTTCAAAGAGGGCGAAATCAGGAGCACCGAATACGTCCAGCGCGAGTGTGAAAACCTCTGCGAACAGGCTAAACAATCATCCACACACACCCCATCCCATGATTGACGACAAGGAACTCACATACCGCTGGGCCGTCGGGCTGGGCAGGACCGGGATGCGAAGGCACAAAAGCCTGCAAGACGCCCGGCGTTACGAACAGTTGATAAAATCAACACGGCTCAAGGCCTTCGTGCTCAGGCGCGAGATATTCGACGGGCTTGTCAGGACGTGTGAACTGGTCCCCTTCGCAACGAGCGGGTCCGCATACGCCAGAAAGAACCCATGACAAAACTCACCGTTGAAATCCTGTCCCGCATCTGCTTCCGAAACCTCCAGTTTCCGATGCGCCTTTACCAGCGCAGCGCATCCTGGTTCCGCAGGGTTCGCGGTGAACAACCTGTGAACAAGTCCTGATTGACCTTGTTTGCATATCTGCATACAATCAATGCTGCATACAATCAATATTATGAAAATAAAAATCGTGGCAAATTCAAAATGGGCGAGGCATGGATGGCTCGGAAAAAGACTTCATGGATTTTTTTCCTACCAGATCGCATCCTTTTTTGCGCTTGTGCTCCCTGTCCAGACAGACGTGGCCATGTTCTCAGTCCTGAGCGAACAATTTAATAAAATAAAATCCGATGAAATCGAATAATAAAACCTGCAAGTTTTGCGGAGCGCCGGCCTATGCCAACCCTGCCGACGGCTCAAAATACGACGCCTGCGTCCCGTGCATCATCGGCCGCTATGCCATTGAAAAACCGGAGACGCTTGGCAAGCAGATCGTGGTCATTGACAACGGCTTCGTCCATGTCGGCGACTGCTCCAGGTTGCCTGACGGCTCGCTCCGCATTGACGACTGCGAAAACGTCCGTGTTTGGGGAACGGAGAGAGGACTTGGACAGCTTGCCGCAGGCCCTACTTCAAAGACAATCACCGACGAATGCGGAATTGTCATCGTTCCGGCGGACAGGGTCGTGTTCTTCATTGCTGTAAAAGACGGAGCGTGGGCATGAACATTCATGCCGGCTACGGCTACGGCTACGGCGACGGCTACGGCAACGGCGACGGCTTCGGCAACGGCTACGGCAACGGCGACGGCAACCGCCACGGCTACGGCTACGGCAACGGCGACGGCAACGGCTACGGCGACGGCTGCCGCGACGGCAACGGCTACGGCGACGGCTACCGCCACGGCTACGGCTACGGCAACGGCGACGGCTACGGCGACGGCTACGGCTACGGCTACGGCTTCGGCAAAAAAATCACGGCTCTGACGCAAAGTCCGGTCGTGGACGAGATAGAAATTTCTCAATCAATCCAAAACATCACAAAACTACATCACAAAACTAAGGAAGGCAGGAAATAAACATGAACGCATCGCATCAGCAGAACAAGGCGGCCAGGAGGCCGCACAAACTCGCCGGTAAAAGAAGGATAATCGAGCTGGAATTCCAGATGGCGGAAAAGCAGGGGGTTCCAGTCAGGCTCGTCGCCGCACAGCGCGACCAGGTTGAGCGCCGGATTTCACAACTGCAATCCATCCAGGAGGCACCATGAACGAAGAACGCAAAAAATGTTCCTTAGTCTTGCTGGCGATGGCTGCCGTTGCCGCAGAAAAAGGACTCAAAAAGACGGCGCTGTCAATTGTGGCGGTTTCAGCCTCGTGCTTAAACGAAGAAGAAGAAAACCTGATGTTTGAGGCCATTCACCGGCACGTCACAGATAGAAACAAGGAGGCAGGCCCGGAAAAATCACAGGCTGGGGACTGGCTCAAGGCCTATCAGGAGCGCGGCGGACGGGAGGGAAAGGCATGAAAAACAACAGCAACGGACCAAAATGCCCCAACTGCGGCTGCGAAACAGGACTGCCATCCGACCAGGCAGAAAAGGATGATGTCTTGCTTCAAGACGTTCCAGACGAATTGAAACTGCTTCTTTCATTTCTTGGAAAAAAGGCAGGAGGATCAAAATCCCTGTCCCTGGCCGTGTGCCACAAATGCGGAATCCCGCTCAAATACGACGCGTCGAAAAAGTGGGTTGTCCTTCCGCCGGGCGAATTCCACGAGCTGCCGCCGCCGGTCATGGAAATGATCCTCAAGGAGTTGAAAGAGGTGCTTGACGCGATGGACGGCCCGCCTGACAGCCCGGCCGTTTATTCCGTGGTTCACGGAAGCGACGCGGTGCTCAAGGGTTCGCCAGTCCTGCTCAACGACGACAATGAGTCCACCTGGAAAGGCTTCCTCAAGCTTCACGGCGGGGTCGGGAACACGCCATGCGTAAAGGCGCTGGCTGAATTGTGCGACCGCGTCGCGGCGTCCGGTCAAAATGAAAAATTCAACTGAACGAAACTGCCATGGCAACCCATGATGAAATCATCGCGCGATGGATGAAGCGCAACCCGAAGAAAAACCACCTGCGCGGAACACTAAGCTTCAAGGACGACGTTCTGCTCTCACGCCAGCTTCCAATCGCCAGAATCCTCAAATCAGGCGAAGTGCTGCTGAGTGGAAGAAAGAATGAATACAACAATCTTCCAGGCCCATGCACGACTCCAGCCACATCGGCGCACATCGCACAGGTCAGGCGAATCCTCTCCGGCGAGAGGGGTTATCAACATCAAAAAATGATTAACATAGACGGAACATGGTCGTGGAAATGCACCAAGATTCCAGACTCTCCTCCCTGGACTGTCTTCCGTGTGTTTGACGTGGTTTCAGACCCGTCCGACGATGAAATCGTGCTTGCCGCCGGATACATCAGGGTTAGGCTGGAGGACTGGCTCAAAAACCTCTGCGGATGGAAATGGAGATGTGAACTCAATTCAGCGCGGACAAAACTTGAGCAGGCAGCCGCGCTTGCCGCCCGGTTCAAGCTGGACACGGCCCCGCTGGACGGGCTGAAGAACCTTTGGGAAAAGGCGACTCAACACGAGGCGGTTTATGACTTCGGCGGCAAGGTGAAACTCCGCCGCAGGCACATTGACTACAACCTGCCGGCGTCAACCCCGGTCGAGGTGGTCGCCATGCTGGAGGCCGAACAAGACCCGACAGTCAAGGCAATCAAGGCGGCGCAGGCGCAGCAGCGATACGGTCTTCGCCGAAAACTTACGGAGGCGGTATGATATTCTTCAGGCAGTTCAAGATTATTAAACTAAAGAGTAAACTACATAGACTACTTGGAACTCCAGAAGAAGCCCGGATAGAGGAGGAAAAATCCGTTAAAACGCTTAGTATGAAATATCTTAAAACTGGAGAAATCCCTCTTCAAGGCAACCCTCTTCAAGGCAACGTGGTTGATTTGGAGACCGGAGAAATTCATTCCAGAAGAAGCTGCTATATACTTCCCGCATGGGTTCTCGACCCGACCGTGCGGGCGATAAGGGTCGCGCAATGGAAACAAAGACAAAAAAACAAACAAACCAGGAAAGAGAAGGCAAGACATGAAAATAAACGATGCGGTTGACCTTGTGGTCGCCGCGATGAAGGCAAAGAAACGGCTGATGATGATCGGCGCTCCGGGCATCGGCAAGACGCACGCGCACATGGAGGCGTGCGAACGGCTGGGCTGGGATTACATCGGGCTGTGCTCGGCCATCGAGGACCCGTCAACCATCCGTGGGTATCCCATCCGTGAAAACGGCGGCGCGACCCACTGCCTGTTCGACGGAATCTACAAGGCGTTCCACGCCGAGAAACCGACGCTGCTGGTCTTCGACGACCTTGGCGAGGCGACCGAATCCACGATGAAGGCCATCCTGCGCCTCATCCAGTTCGGCGAGATTGACGGCAGGAAGATGCCAGATCATGTGGTCATCCACGCCGCGTCCAATGATGTGACGCACGGTGCCGGCGTCTATGGCATGATCGAGCCGCTGAAGACGCGGTTCCATTCCATCATCAGCGTGGAGACCGACATTGACTCGGTCATCCAATACGGGCTGGCTGGCGACTGGGACACGGCCGTGCTGGCGTTCCTTCGCAACGCGCCGGATTCACTGCACGACTGGAAGCCGTCCAAGACGATGCACGTCGAAGGGGCGACGCCTCGCGGCTGGGAATACGTCTCGCAGTGGATCAAGGACGGCGTTGACGACAAGGAGGTCATCGGCGGCTGCGTCGGCAATGGCAACGCGGTGAAGTTCCTCGCGTTCCGCGAGCTTCAAGGCGAGCTGCCCGACGTGGACGCGGTAATGCTTGACCCGAAAGGCGCTCCGGTGCCCGAAAACCCTTCGGCCAGGTATCTCATCAGCATGGCGCTGGCCAGCCGGATGAACTGCAACAACTTCGGGCAGATACTAAAATACACCGCCCGGATGCCGCAGATGTTCCGGGCGCTGACGGTCCGGGACGCCATTGAGGCGGAATCGGTCAACCGGAAGATGAACCGGCTCAAAAAAGACTACAAGCCCATCTCGTCGTCACGCGACTTCATCCCGTGGGCCAACTCGGCGGATGGAAAGGCCATCTGCCTCGCAACGTCGTAACCAACGTCGTAACTTATGGAAAACAACAAACAAAAACCCGTCAATCCGCACGCATGGAGGCGGTTTGAACGGGCGCAGAGGAACCTGAACAAGTTTCACCTGCACCGCTCCGGCCGCAAGCGAAAGAGCCGCCGGCTCGCCATGAAGTGGGCGCGTGAAATGGACAAGTGGAAGGAGGAGTTGTTCAAATGAGCCGTGAACAAAGGATCGAACTCGCGCAGTTGAGGGTGCTCTTCAACGCGCCGTTTTTCGCGGCCGGCGTCGCCCGGCTTCCCGTTGTGTGGGACGGGGCCATCCAGACGGCCGTCACCGACGGAAAGGACATCCGGTGGAACCCGGAATGGTTCGACCAGCTCAAGGACGAGGAGGTCGTCACCGTGTATTGCGAGGCGGTCAGCCACTGTATGCTGGGGCATCTGTGGCGTCAGCCTGTGGGTGCCGACATGGACAACTGGGGCAGGGCGTGCGACGCGGCGGCGCGCTGCATGATGGACGCGTTCGGCAAGATTCAGACGGACCAGGGGCTGGCCAACCCGTTCCCACTGCCGGACAAGATGGTCAAGGAGTTCAACCACAAGGCCTATGACGAGATGGCCGAGGAGAAGATTTACAGCCTTCTCCAGGCGCAGCCGAAGAACCCTGGAGGCGGCGGTGGCGGGGCCGGCGCGGGCCAGGGCGGTTCCGGCGGTGGTCAACCGCCTCCAGGCGGCGGCAAAGGCAAAAAGCCTCCCAAATCGCCTCCTGGAGCGAATGGAGGCCAGCCGCCGCAGCAGAAACGGCAGCCGTTCGCGGAGTTTGCGCCGCAGGGCCGGAGCGACCCGGCGCAGCAGAAGCAGGAGAACAACTGGCAGAACGTCCTCATCCAGTCCGCGCACGCGGCCAGGTCCCGCGGCAGCGTGCCCCTGGGCATTGAAAGGATGATCGGCGAACTGCTCAACCCGCAGGTGCCGTGGCAGGAGATACTCAGGAACCTGCTGCGCGAGATGGCCAACGACGACTGGAACTTTATGAAGCCGGACATCATGCTGTCCGACTCCACAGGGTTCATCATGCCGTCACTGGAGAGCGAGCGCATGGGCAGCGTCGTGTTCGCCATTGACACGTCCGGCTCCATTGACAAGGAGCTGCTGACGGAGTTCAAGGGCGAGATGCAAAGCTGCCTGGACGACATGAAGCCGAGCAGCGTGCTGGAAATCTGCTGCGACTCGGCGATACACCGCGTCAAAGAATACCGGCGCGGCGAGTCTGTGGACGACAAGGCTCCGGGCGGAGGTGGAACGGACTTCAGGCCGGTGTTCGACCATCTGAAGGACAGGCCGCAGTTGCCCAAGTGCGTCGTCTATCTCACAGATTTGGACGGCGAATTCCCGAAAGAGGAGCCGCCATATTCCGTAATCTGGATTGCCTACGGAACGGACAAGAAGGCTCCGTTCGGTGATACGGTCCACGTCAAGTAGCCTCAACGCCGCCGGAGCGGTTCGCGCTGCCCCGGCGGCCATTTGATTTATGAACTCCTATCGCAAGATAAATGGAAGATGGGAACTCGCCCACACCTTTTCGGAGCCGGAACACTCGCTGAATAGTCTCATTTGTAACTGCCCAGACACAACCACTCCGCTTCATCATAAAAAACTTGGCCTTGGCTGGGTCACTGACGGAACCTTGAGAACATTCGAGAGTCCAGGCATGGCGCTCCAGGAAATCATGGCGGCGCAGCAGAAAGAGAATCTTCGCAGGCTCGCGGCGAAGAAAAGAAAGGAAGGTTCAAAATGATAATCTTCTGGCAGCATCCGTATCTCAACCCAAAATGGAAAGAGGGAATCATCATGGAGACTGACTTTGTGAAAAAGGACAGGCATGGAGTCATGGTTGGAGACATACGCAGCACAGCCGGCGGAGGATGCCGGGACGCCAACTGCGTCAACCTGGAGACCGGCGAAGTGATCCACAAATCGGTATTTGAAAGAGGCACACCGCTGCCGGCATGGGTTCTCGACCCGACATTAAGGGCCATCAAAGTCGCCATGTGGAAACAGCAGCAGGGCAGGAAGCGGAGGAAGAAAGGAATCAAAAAAAAGCCAAGATGACCATGCTCATAATTAAACTTCGCAAAGGAGCCAACGCTGATGCCCCAGATTCGGTGGTGCGTGAAACCGGAAGCCTGTATGTCCTGCTCAGAAACAATCCAGAAGCTGTTCCCAGGCATCATCCGACACACGGGCTGGGATGGTATTCCCTGAAACCGGTCAAAGGATTTGAAGGCGAGCCAGTTCCAAACGCAACATTCTTTCAAGTTCCCGACCCGGTTATTCAGGAAATCATGGCCGTGGAACAGCGAAAAAAGCTTCGCCTGATTGCCAGGCTGAAGAAAAAACAAACAACGGAATCGTAAGGTTCCACAAACAAAGAAAGAGAAGTGCAATATGGGAGATAGAGCAAATGTAGTCGTCCGCCAGGAATCGTTTCCTGCGGCGGACAAGGACGGAAACAAGCTGGTCAACGACGTGTGGTATTACCTCCACTGGGGCGGCGACAGCTATGTTGACAAGGTGAAGGCGGCCCTGCGAAAGGACTGGCGGTGGGCGGACCACGGCTATTTAGCCCGGATCATATTCGACGAGCTGGTCAAGGGCCACGAAGGCACGGAGACCTCGTTCGCCATCTCGACGCAGATGCACGACAACGAGCATCCGATACTGGTGGTGGACGGGCCGAACCAGCGCGTGTTCTTCGTGGACCAGAAGGAGCTGGTCAACAACCGGCTGCCGCTGAACTACGAGCCGAAGGAAAGCCAGACGTTCGACGAGTTCATCGGGCGCAGCGCGACCGTGTCGCAAGTCCGCAAGGCAAGACGGGCCTCTGCGTAATCACAAACGCCGCCGGTGACAGCGGCGGTAATCTTCAACCAAAATGACAAATATGAAAAACCAACTGGCAAGCAAGGCGGTGCTGATGCGGCTGTCCATCGGAAGCCCAGGCACGCAGCGCGCAGACCGCGCGACATCTGAAAAGGTGAAGGCAAGCGAGCACCTTGGGCAGAACAGCGGGAAATGGGTCAAGGAACTCTATCCGCCGGACGCGATGGCCGGTATCAGAAAGCTGGACGGCGAGGCGCAGCGGTATCACTCGGCCGTGACGCTGCCGTTCGACACCGGATGCGGCATCCTTCCGGCCGGACTCATCATCGAATACGGAGACAGGATGCGGCAGTTCAAGTCAAAACGCGGGCTGCTCATTGCGGAGTTCATAGCGCAGCATCCATCATTCATCGAATGGGCGCAGCGCGAGCACAACGGAACGTTCGACGCATCGCTCTACGACGCGGAGAAGGCGAAGGCGGCGTTCTACTTCAGGACCGAGCCGATACCAGTTCCCGACTCGTGCCATTTCGAGAGCACGGTCACGTCGCTGCTGGGCGTGGACGCTGAGGGCGTTGACCAGCGCGTGCGCGACGCCAGCGTGGAGGCCCAGCGCGAGCTGCTCCGGCGGATGATCGAGCCGGTCGCCCACATGGCAAGGACCCTGGCCAAGGACAGCCCGAAGATATTCGACACGCTGACCGGCAACCTGTCGGAGATGGCGGAGCTGGTTCCAAAGCTCAACCTTGCCGGCGACGCGGAGCTGGATGCCATCGCAAAGGAGATGGCCGACCTTGCCAAATACAAGCGCGAGGACTTGAAGAAGGATATGTTCAAGTCGGAGGCCCGCAAGCAGGCCGAGGCCGTGCTCAAGAAACTGGAGGGATACAGGCTATGAGCGACGAACAGCCGGAACAGGAGCCGCAGCACTCCAACGTCCAGGCCAACAAGGTGCTGCGCGTGATGAAAGGAAAGCGGCTCAAATACACGGTATCAATCCACTTGAAGTCAGGCTCCGTTTATGAGCTTCAGTCGGATTCAACCCCCACCGTTGCGCATAATGATTCCACGCGCAAGGACGTGGTCAAGATGATGCTTGCGGGATATGCCGAATATGTCGTCACAGAAATGAACAACGTGGAAATCATCCACTGCGAGAAAAATGAGTCTTAAGAAAGGAAATTATGCCAAGTGATTACAGTGAATTCTGCCACGACGTTCGGGAGCACCGTCGAGAACTCCGCGCGAAGCTTGGGGTTCCATGCCCAGGATGCAAAATCAAGGAGCCGAAGCGCGAACCTTCCATCCTTCTGCCACAGCAACGGTGCAAAGTGTGCGGCTACACAGACCCACGGCCAAGAGAAAAGACCCGGTGAGAAAAGAGTTGACAAACCTGCACACACCCTGTAATCTGCCGTCACCTTATTTGAAAATGTGGACGGAATCCTCAACCAATCAAGGCAGCGGGCGGCGCGTCGTGCGCCCCAGCGCACAAGCGGAGTCTTCCGTCCCTCCGCAGGCCGTCCGCTGCCGAAATTTAGACAACCAGACAAGAGCAAAAACTAAAGTATGAATGAACCAACAACAGCGGTCGCAAAGACCGAGGACAAGGTGATGGAGTTCGTCCCGTTTGGCAGCCAGGACAAAATCAAACTGTCCATTGCCATCGTGAAGAACCTCATCGCGGTAAAAACCAGGAGCGGGAAGACCTGCTCCGACAACGACGCCATCAAATTTATGATGATGTGCCAGGCCAGGCGGCTCAACCCGTTCGAGTCTGACGCCTACCTCATTGGATACGATAGCAAGGATGGCCCGACGTTCAGTCTCATAACGGCGCACCAGGCGTTCCTTAAGCGCGCCGAAGTCAATCCGGAATATGACGGAATGAAGTCCGGCATCATCGTGAATGAGGGCGGAGAACTCAAAGACCTGGAAGGCGACTTCTACACCGAAGGGCAGACTGTCGTAGGCGGATGGGCGACGGTATTTTTCAAAACGAGGAAGTATCCGATGCACAAGCGCGTGAGGCTATCACGGTTTCAAAAATCGTTCGGAGTCTGGCAGGACGACGGCGCTGGAATGATTGTAAAATGTAGCGAAGCCGATGCGTTGCGCTCCTCATTCCCGAACATGCTCGGCGGCCTCTACATCAAGGAGGAGACAGCAGTGGATGCACCAAAGGTCAGCGCTCCCATCTTCACCGAGCCGGAGAAGCGGAACCGTCCAGGCAAGGCGGACGAGCCGAAGCCGCAGGAGGCCGAGGTCGTTGCAGAACCGGAGCCGGAGCCGGAGAAGCCTTCCTACAACGTCTATAAGGCGTTGAAGGGACTCATCAAAAACGCAGGAGTCAAGGAGGAGGATGTCCTGAGCCTCCTGGTCGAACTCGGCTCCGTCGAACCGGACGTTGAGAAACTGGAGGACGTGGACGCGGACACGCTGACGCTTGCCCATGACCAGTTCGACGACATCGTGGACAAAATCAAACAGGCAAAGGAGTAACTTATGGACGGAATCGAACAAATCATACAGGAACGGGCGCGTCAGAAATCCGTCGAAGGCTTTCTGAACGAGCACGACGACAAGCACACCGGCAACGAGCTTTCAGCGGCCGCCGCGTCATACACCATCGCGTGCATTGACGAACTGCTTCCAAAGCTTCCGCCCGGCGCAAAGCTTCCTCCGCCTCCGACGTGGCCGTTCTCCAAGAAGGACTGGAAGCCGGCTGACAAGATACGGAACCTGGTCAAGGCGGGTGCCTTGATAGCGGCGGAGATTGACCGGCTGCAACGTCTTCCAACGAACGAACTGGAAGTGGACTTCAACAAACCAACCGAACCAAAACCTGAATAACATCATGCCAACTGAAACTCAAACCGACCCTCAGCAACGTGGACTATGGACAAGCGCCTCAAACTCCGCAGCGGACAGGGCCTGTCCCGGACGCCATCTGGCGCAGCGGGCACTGCCTGATGACAAGACGGAGTCGTCCCAGACCGGAGACCGCATCCATGCCGCCCTCGCCAGACAGGATCCGTCTGGACTGGACACGGAGGAGTCTGAAATGTATGACCGCTGCAAGCGCGTCGAGGAGGCGCTGGTCATCGCCTACTTCGGGCCAGACGTGGCGCAGATGAAGATGTTCCCGACGCGCGAGAAGCGGCAGTGGATTGAATGGACGCAGGAGGGCGGCCTCCGCCACAGCGGGCAGGCCGACGCCATCTACCGGCGCAAGGACAAGGCGCTGGTGATTGACTACAAGACGGGCCGAAACGAGGCGGCGGGAAGCCCCCGGAACCTGCAACTGCGCGACCTCGCCGTGCTCAACTGGGTGAATATGCCGCTGCTCACGGAGATTGGAGTTGCCATCATCCAGCCGTGGATCACAGAGAAGCCGGACATCTGCGCCTACAAGCTGCCGGACATCAAGAAGGGGATCACCGAGCTTCTGGCGCGCGTCAAGGCCAGCAACGACCCGGCCAGCCCTCGCGTGCCGGGCGAGATGCAGTGCAAATACTGCCGTGCGCGGCAATCCTGCGCCGAGTATCAGGCATGGGCCGGGACGCTCGTCCCGATGGTTGACCGGAGCCTCTTCCAGGTGCCGGTCGCCGAGTGGACGCCAGGGCAGCGCGCGTCGTTCCTGAACAACCTGGGGCCTGCCGAGAAGATTCTCGCCGAATGCAAGGCGGCGATGAAGGAAGGCATCCAGAAAGACCCCGCATTCGTTCCAGGATGGGGCCTGAAGGAGGGGCAGCGGCGCGAGACCATCATCAACGCGCAGGCCGTGTTCGCATCGTTCTC